AAAAGATATTCAAAAAAGAAATGAAAGAATAAGTGATATTTCTCATAAAACTATTACGAATCTTGAACAACCAATAGAAAGAGGAATAAAAATACCAGTAAAAGATATAGATAACTTTATGAGTAGATTTAAAGTAGGGGAAATGGCAGAAATACCAGATGAATCTGGACACGGTTCAAGTGGATTTAGTATAAGACCAAGTATAGCACGACAATATTCCGATACTCAAAATGTTGATGATAAAGATAATGTATCAGTTCAACTTGTAATTAAACCAAACTCAAAAGGACAGATGAGAGGACTTTATGTTGATGGTGTAAATCCGGAAGATATTAAAAAAGCAGCAGGTTCTGATTCACCAGTTGGTGGTGAGGGAGAAATAACTCGTAGTTCTAAATCAAAAGCAAATGTAATATCAATAGAAACTAAAAGATTACCAAGTGGTAAAGAAGTTAAAATAATCACACTACAAGAACCAGACGATTTAACCGAAACAATTGTTAGAGAATCAGATAAAAAATTTAGTGAATTATCAAGAAAGTATTTAGAAGGACCACTAAATCCAACACCAAAAAAGAAAAAATTACAAAAAGAACATTTAATATTAGAAGGTGGTGCATACGGACATATGAATCATCCATTTGATGATAATAATTTGACGTTTTCAGATTTGAAGAACATAGTTATTATAGGGTTAAGTGGACAGTTGAATCGTGAAGATAAGGTTTCTGAAAAACTTGACGGACAAAATTTAATGGTTAGTTGGGTTGATGGAAAGTTAAAAGCAGCCCGAAACAAAGGACACCTGAAAAATGGTGGTAAAACTGCACCGACAACCGCAGGTATCGCTAATATGTTTAGTGGTAGAGGTAATATTAAAACTGCGTTTGTAGGAGCAATGAAAGATTTAGAAAAATCAATAGGTTCGTTATCAAACACTCAAAAGAAAAAAGTATTTGGTAATGGAACCAAATGGATGAATTTAGAGGTTATATATCCACAAACAAGTAATATAATAGACTACGATGTAGCAGAGATAGTATTTCACGGAACTACCGAATATGATATGTCTGGTAGAGCAAAAGGATACTCAAAAGAATCTGCTCGTATGTTACAAGGTATGATAAGACAAGTAAATCAAAATATACAAAAAACATTTAAAATTAGTAAACCTAATTTCTTAAAGATGAGTAAAGTTCAAAACTTCGGTAAAAAGAAAGCTGGATTTTTGAGTAAACTAAATAAATTACAATCTCAATATGGATTAAAAGATACTGATACCTTGGGTATGTATCATTTGTCATATTGGCAAGAATATATTTTTAACGCAGCAAAACAATTCAACATATCTATGACAGATAGTCAATTAGTAAACTTAACTAATCGTTGGGCGTTCTTTGATAAGTCATATAAGATTGGAGATATAAAAAAAGATTTCAAAGATAATCCAAAATTCATTGACTGGGTAATTAATACTGATAAACTTGACCACAACCGAATGTTCAAACAAAACATAAAACCATTTGAGATATTATTCTTTCAAGTCGGAGCAGAAATATTAAAAAATATGTCAGGTTTCTTAGCAGTATCACCAGACAAAGCAGTTCAAAAAATTAAAAAAGATGTAGATAGTGCATTAAAAGATTTACAAAAACCAGACAATGTAGAAAAATTAAATAAGTTAAAATTACAAATAGAAAAATTAGAAGCTATCGGTGGAGCAAGTTCAATAGTTCCTTCTGAAGGATTAGTGTTTAAGTATAAAGGTAATATATACAAATTCACAGGAGCATTCGCACCAATCAATCAGATATTAGGTAGTTTACGATTTTAGGAGATAGGTTATGGCAAATAAATCAAAAGAAATGGAAAGACAGAATAAGGCATTAAAAGATTTAATGTCAGGAAAGGAGCATACAAAAGAATATGTTCAAGTAGGATACGAGGGTAAAGTAGAAAATCTTGGTGGAGAAACCCGTAAATCAGAACTAACTGATACAATGGCATCAGTAAGAATGCCTTGGTTTTGTCCAAAATGTGATAAGGCAATGAAGAAAAAACTTGATGACAAGTTTTGGAGAACACAAGGACATTGTTTTGATTGTCAAATAGAAATTGAAAACAAAATGAGAATTGAGGGGAAATTTGAGGAGTATGCACAATCTAAGATGTTAGAGAATCAAAAATCATACTTAAAAGATATGGAACAAAGTTTAGATGACTTTGAAAAGACAGGTGGTAAAAAAGAATGGTTTAATCAGGTCGGTGTAAACAATCCAGAATTAGAATCAGAAAAATGGGAAATGGGTGAAAAAGAATTTGAAAAAACTATTTCAAACGCAAGAGATTTCATACGAGAGAAAAAAGAAGTCGTAGAAAAAGCACAACAACAACTAACAGGAGTTAAATAATGGGTATCATTAATGCAATACTAAATTTATTTTTTGGCGGAAATAAAAAGAAAGAAGTCAAAGAATTAGATAAACAGATTAAAGTAAAGGACCAAGAAGTTAAAGAACTTGAAAAAGAGGTCGTAAAACTTGAATCAAAGAAAAAAGTTAACAAAAAAGAAGTAGCTAAATTAAAAAGAAAAGTAACCACTACTAAAAAACAACTTGAAAAAGCATCAGAAGCAGTAAAAGAAGACAATGCCGATGACGCAGTGAAATTTTTAAAGAAGTTTAGTAAATAAGTTAGATACTTATATATATATGAGATATTTAATTTACATATTACTAATCGGGAGTTTATTCGGTCAAGAAGTTGATACAACTAAAACCTATACCTTCACAGAGGAAGAAGTTTTAGGATTTACCAACACTATTATGGAATTAGAACTAAAAGATAGTTTAAATGTTTCCTTAGTAGGAGACTTGGAATCACAATTACAACTCTTTGAAGAAAATTCAGTGATAGACTCAATGTTAATTGCAAACAAAACTATGCAACTCAATCTACTAAAAGACACTAATGAACTACTTGAACAAAAAGTAAAACTTGTCAGACCTAAATGGTATGAAAACAAATGGTTATACTTTACATATGGAGTAGTGCTAACTGCTACATCAGTTAAATTAGCAGGTCAAATAGTAGACTAATGGCAGAACAACTAAAAGAAGTAATTAAGCAACAATATATTGAGTGTGCACAAGACCCAGCATACTTTATGAAAAAGTATTGTATGATACAACATCCTATCAAAGGTAAAATACCTTTTGATTTGTATGACTTTCAGGAAAAAACTATTGAAGAGTTTCAAACTGAACGAATGAATGTTATTTTGAAAGCTCGTCAGTTAGGTATTTCTACTTTAACAGCAGGGTATGCATTATGGATGATGACTTTTCATAAAGACAAAAATATATTAGTTATTGCAACTAAACAAGATGTTGCAAAAAACTTAGTTACAAAAGTTCGTGTTATGCACGCAAATTTACCGAGTTGGTTAAAGCAACCTTGTGTTGAAGATAACAAATTGAATTTGAGATATCGTAATGGTTCTCAGATTAAAGCGGTATCATCTGGTCCAGAAGCCGCTCGTTCAGAAGCTCTATCATTATTGATATTAGACGAGGCAGCCTTTATTGATAGGATTGATGATATATGGACAGCATCCCAAGCTACTTTAACTACTGGTGGACAGTGTGTAGCACTTTCAACACCAAATGGTGTGGGTAATTGGTTTCATAGGACTTGGGTAGATGCTGAAGAAGGTAGGGGTATGTTTAATCCAATTAAACTACACTGGACGGTTCACCCAGATAGAGGTGATGAGTGGAGAAAAGAACAAAACACATTATTAGGCCCAAGTGGTGCAGCACAAGAGTGTGATTGTGACTTCCTAACTTCTGGTACTGGTGTGATTGATGCGGTTCTATTGGAAAAGTTAAGAAAAAACTTATGTATAGAACCAGTAGAAAAAAGAGGTATTGATGGAAATATGTGGGTTTGGGAACAACCAAACTACAATAAAGATTATATTGTATGTGCTGATGTTGGTCGTGGAGATAGTGCAGACTATTCCGCATTCCACGTTATTGAATTGGAAAGTTTAACACAAGTCGCAGAATATAAAGGTAGAGTAAGTACCAAAGATTTTGGAAATATGTTGGTAAGTGTATCAACAGAATACAATGATGCTCTACTTATAGTAGAGAACAATAATATTGGTTGGGCAACAATCCAACAAATTATAGATAGGGATTACCCTAATCTATTTTATACAAGTAAAGACTTACAATATGTTGATGTTCAA